TCACTTCGTTGGGGTTACTTTCTTACCCTTGCGCATGCGGATGTACTGCTCCGTCATGCCGACTGTTGTGTGTCCCAATTGATCGCGGGCCTCTCTGATGTTGCCTGTCGATTCCTCCTTGTCTGTTGCGGCTTTGGCTCGTAAATCTCTCATCTGGAATTCAGATTTAGGGATGCCTGCTGCTTCTCGTACATCATCAAATCTCTTTCTGAGCATGCTTGGTGTCATTGGCTGTCCTGACTCCATGACTACCAGGCGAGTCGATCTGATCTTATGCCCTGACTTTCGGGCCATGATCCGATCGACCACCACCTTTAATTCGCCAATTATTTCGATACGACGTTTCGCCCCCGTCTTCCCCTGACGAACGGCAAGCTTTCCATCCCGGATATCACGCTCGTCCATTTTCAGTGTGTCGGCGATCCGTTGTCCGGTCAGGTAAAACAGATCCAATGCGTCTCGCAGCGGCTGGTCGGCGTGTTCGTAGGCTCTCGCAAATACGTCATCTTCGACATAGACATCTCTTCCAGTTTCTTTATTTCCCTTCACTCCGGAGCAGGGATTGGCTAAAGAGGTGTAGCCACTTTCCCTGGCAAAGTTCCAGATGGCACTCAGCAAGGCCTTTTCCCGATTTGCTCGGACTGGGGCGGTCTTGCCTCGATGCCGAAGATACTGTGCGACGTGCTGGGGTTCTATTGCTTCCAGCGGTGCAGGTGGGTCGTTGAAGAACAGCAATAGGTTTTTCAGTTCCCGGGCGTTATCACGCTGGGTGGCGATGCCTTTGGTCGGAACCACTTCGTCCATGTAAATCTGGGCGACATAGGCAAAGGTCAGCACTTTCTGAGTCAGAGCTTGTGACACGCGAGTTTGTTCGAGTTTGGCGTACTCGATGATGGCTTTGCCGTAATCGGTTCCCAGCGAGATTTCCTTGCGAGGTTTGCCGCCGGTGTCATAGAGGTAATAAATGGTGTTGCCGCGCTTTCTTTCGCGCAACCGGGGAATGCTCCCCGGTTTCGTTGGACGTCTTCCCATTTATCCCACCAGCCGCGGAGCCCACGCCGGCTTCTCCGGAGCGGATATAGGCTCGCCAGTGAGTGACGAGGCGACTACGCAGGGCCATCCGTTGCGTTTTATGGTGTGGCGTATGCCATTGCGTTTCAGCACGGTTATTTGTCCAGCCTTGTTCTTGGCGCCCGTCAGTTCGCACACCTGGTCGTGGGTGAGAAATTCGATGCTGTTCATGGGGTGCCTCCTGTGCGTCGCGCGATGCCTTCGACCTGGCGCAATTTGCTGCACTTTTGATGGTTGCCGTGGGCTCGCGACGTGTTGCACTTGTCGCAAATCGTGATCAAGTCGAGGGGCGGCATTTGCCCGCGGCGGATTCTGACTGTTCGGCGAAGGGCGGTCATGCACTCATCCTCCGGCGGTGATCACCCTGCATCAGCTCCATCAGGCGGCTGAAGTACTGAATACTTACCTCTTGAGCTGGCAATGGGGTGATGCGCTCGGGCATTGCCGGAACTCCTTTCAGGCATTCCCATTCGCCGGGGTGTTGTGGCATCAAATCGCGGCGTTCGGTGGCCAGCACCACCATATCGGCGCGGATTACGCTCTCTGGCAGGATTGGGTCGATGTCGAAGCGGTTGCAGACGGCATGCCATACGCCTTGCTCGATCCGGCGGTATTCAGGCATGAGTGCTTTGAGTGGTCGGGTCATGTCGCCCAGGTAGGCCTCGGTGGCATCGTGGAGTAGGGCAGCGAGCTGGTCCTTCTGCGGTACCAGGTCGCAGACGATCATGCTGTGCTGCGCCACGCTGTAATGAGCGAGCGTGTGGCCGGTGAAGCGGCAGAGCCGGGCCAGCGCATGGCCGATGTCGTGGGGACTGATCATGGCGGCGGTTGGGTTCAGCAGGTCGAACTGGCGACCGCTGCGGGTGAGAATCCAATTCATGCTGCGGCTCCTTGCGCTACGTGGATGCGGCTGGCCAGTTCGAGAACTGTTTCGGCTTGGCGTTCTGCTTTCACCTGGTAGGGCTCGGTGCCGGGTATTGCGCGCCATGTCTGTTTAGCGAGCAGCAATGTCCCGTGGACTTGCTTCAAGAACTGATGGTCTATTTCGGTGAAAGGCGAGGCTGTGTGTTGCGACAAGGCTGCAAGGTGATCGATTTTCAGTGCCCGGATTTCCCGCTGATGGCGTTCATCGCGATCAAGGCCTACGTTGATCAGGCGGGTGATGTCTGAGGTTAGGGCTGATACACGATCCCGGTGTTCTGTAGCTTGAGTTGCAACCCTTTTCTCGAACGCCCGCCCGATCGCTTTGCGAATGAAGTAGGTCATCATCAGCAGCCCAAGGGCCGAGAAGGTGGCGATGATGATCAGGTGTTGTGTTTGCATGTGCTGTGTTCCTCGGTAGAGCCCGCCGCCGGGATCATTGGTGAGAGGCCGGCGGCGGGGTGCTGTAATGGTTAGATGGTTGCTTCGTACATCGGCACTTCGCCGATTGACTCTTGGATCTTGGCCCGCACGGTGGTGTAGGCCTCTTCCAGTACCTTGTCCGGACGGACCAGCTCGAACCACATGACTAGGCGGGATTCTTGGATGCGGTAGCGGAAGCGAACGGCCACGCAGAAGGCGTCGCCGCCGAGGAATGGCTTCACGCCGATGTAGAACTGCTCAGGGATCTTGAGCTGCCCGGTTTCGCCAGCCTGGCCATCAATCTGTTCGTTGTAGGTGAGCTGGACTTGGCCGTTGTCGAGTCGGGTGCCTTGGCGGAAGCTGATATTTTTCTTGGCTTCGAGGGTCCGGCTGATTTCCAGCATGTCGGCTGCCGATGGCGCGGTGGGAATGCCTTCAGGGACGGTGATGTCCTTGATGTTGTCTTCGAAGAACTCAGCGAAAGTGGCCTGGTCCATCTTTTTGCGATCCGAACTCTTCCAGCGGCCCCACTCGATGCTGATCGGGCACTGGTAGATGGCCACGTGCTGACCCCATGAAGGGTGGTCAGGCTGGTGGTAGTCGAGCACGCCCTTGAAGGTACGGCCTTCGGGTCCATCGCAGAACACCACCGACGCGCTGGATGCGTAGCGATTGATGTACGCGATGAAGGTATCGGCATCGAGGACTTTCACGCCTTGGCGGATCCGGGTCGGAGCGGACAGCAGGCCTTCGAGGTCCTTGATCTGGACGTTATCAGGGACGAGTGCGAAAGGTGCCGGCAGTGCCGGATGATCCAGTGGCTTGCCCAGTGACTGGGCCAGTGTGACCAGCTGGTTGATAGCTTCTTGCATTGGATGTGCTCCAGGTTCTTCGGTGAGTGATCGTTACGGCGCGACGTGGCGCAGTGGGGTTTGGTCGTCGTCTTCAACAGGGCGAAGAGCGAGGTCCTGCTGTCGAGGGTCGCGGCGGGTGAGGTTGCCTTCGGGTGTGAGGAAGAACAGTGATGTGCCTCGGGACAGGGCTGGTTCTTTCACCTTCACATCGGCTTTGATGTTCATCTGGCCACGGCCGTCGGGCTTGTAGTTCAGCTCGATGACCAGCTTTCCGGGCTTGCCGGAAAGGCGAATGGCATCGATCAGGCCGAACTGGGCCTCGCTCAGTTCATCGAGTAGGCCGCCGGCCTCGATGTCCCTTAGCGTGTCGATGAAGGGGCGTGCTTTGCTCATGTGCTGTGTGCCTCATTGGGTTTGTGTTGTTTACCCCTGAGCGGCAGGGGCCACCGTTGAATCAGGCCGCTTGCTTCGCCGCTTGGGCGTCGAGGAAGTTGGCCAGGTCATGCAGGTAAACCACGCGCTTTGCTCGCGCCGAGTCGTGCAGGCGCTTCACGACCAACTGGATGCGGCCGGCCTTGATCTCTTCCAGCAGGTAGCGATCGGTGCGGATGTGGGTGAAGTACTGTTCACGCACAGCGGTCAGGGAAGGGCAGGGGGTTGCGAACTGTTTGCGCAGCAGATCGAGGGTGTTGCTCATGCGGCGGCATCCTTGTTCGTGATGGTGATTCCAAGCTTTTTTGCCAGCCAGTCGATCCCTTCTTCCTTCACCATCACCACGGTGTAGTGGCGATATTTGTTCAGGGAGCGAATCAAGGTGGTGCGTGGGTCCGAGTACAGATAGCCCCGGTCCCGATGCTGACTTGCAAGGTCGCCACTGCTGTTCAGGATTCCCAGCTCCCGCAACCTGGTGCGGAAGGCGCGGGGCTTGAGCCCGAGCAATGCGGCGGTTTCGTCCAGGGTGCGGTTCATGGTGCGACCCTCAGGCTGCGCGGCTTTCGAGCCGAGCGGTCAGGGCGTTGAAGAACTCATCCAGTTGACCGAACAAGTCTTCAAGAGCGCCATCGTTGTGCAGTACCAGATCGCAATCCTGAATGCCTACGCCGGCTTCACTCAGGTGTGGATTGACCTCGACTGCATCTGGGCGAAGGAAGTGGATCACCATCCCGCCACGTTTACGGACGAATTCCGCTTCGTTTTCGAAGCGAAGGTCGCTGATCACGAAGCCCGTGGCGGTGTCGTTGGTCTGGCCCAGGAATTCGAGGTTCTGTGCAGCCAGTAGCAGCCACAGGTCCGGGTGAACCTGATCGCGTCCCCAGTCGGTGCCCAGGGACTGCATCAGCTCGCGCGGAGAGCGGCCCAGCCATTCAATCGGCTGCTCTTTACGAGCTCCGTCGAAATCGCAAGGGCTCAGGTTGAGGATGTTCATCAGGCCGTCGCGCAGCGGGTCAGCAAACGCGTACCCCTGAAATCCGTGAACGTTAACCAGGTGATTGGCTGCTGTGGTTTTGCCGGTGCGGGCACGGCCGGCGAGCCCGATCAATAATTGGTTCATTCTTCATTCCCCATGTTGATATAGCCCTGAGTCCATGCCAGTAGATCAACAAGGGCCTGACGAAAATGTTCTTCGGTGAGGTGTTCGCTCGGGTATTGATCGGTTGAAGTGAAAGTCGCTTGCTGCCTGGCCGTATCACCGGGTTTTCGCGCGTGATAGTTGGTGTTTGACGGAACGACCCTCACGTCGACTTGGCCAACGTGACCGGCCAAGTCAAAGAAGGCGTGCCATTTGCCTTGCGTATTGATCAGCAGGCACGTGGATAGGATCTGCAGTAACAGTTCCTCTGGGGTGGTGTGATTCATGCAGCGTCACCCCCGAAAGGCAGCGAGCTGTCGGCGACGGTGTGTGCCGATTCGACGATGGCGGCACGGCCTTTGGGGGTGGTGATGACCAGCAAGCCGGTGCGGCGCTGGATGGCTTCGACCGCTGCGCGGTTACTGCACGCTGATGGGTGCAGGTAAACCGGGCAGCGGGTGTTGCTGTGCTGTGTGGTTTGCATGGCTCGTACTCTTTGGTGAGAGGGGTACGAGATTTAGATTACAAGAAAACACGTTAAAAACAACATGATTTTTTGTATTGTTTTTTTGTAGACACAAAAAAGCCCGCATCTGCGGGCTCTTTTGTTAGCTAATATCAGCGGAGAACGGAGTACCAAAAGACTCTTCCAATAATGGAGAGGTTCTGTTCTGCAAGCTGCTCTGGTCCGTACTCTTCGTCTTCGTGTTCGTCGCGGTTGAAGCTGCGTAATCGCATTCCACCAGATGGCAACCGGTAAAGAATTTTTACTCGCAACTGCCCATTGTGATCAAGCGCATAGATGTCGCCATCTTTAACTGTAGTTTTTCCGCGATCAACGCCTACCGTACTTCCATGTGGCAATACAGGCTCCATGCTGTTGCCGTAGACGGAAACACATACGGCATTCTCTGGTTGGACACCTTGTTTCCTCAGCGTGATTTTCCCGAATCTGAGTTTTGCCTTCGAGTGGGCTTGAATTGCGACTCGGCCTGATCCTGCTGACAGCTCTACTTCCTTGAGCAATGGAACCTCGACTTCGTCGTCATCTAGAGGCGTGTCATCGTCCCACGCTTCAATTGGTCCAAGCATGGCCGCGTTTGATTCCACGGCTTGCTTCGGCTCTTCGTAACCCAAGCCTAGATCCAGCGCAAGCAGCTGATCGAGTATCCCCAGCGCCTTGGCGATGTGGGCTCGGTGCTTTGATGATTGGGATTTGCCACTTTCAAAAGCAGCATAGGTTTGCTGAGAGAGCTGTTCACCTGGCGGAAGGCTGTTAGTAACCATCTCAGCTAGCTGGGCTTGAGTAAGGTTCAACTGCTGACGACGGGCCTTAAAAAGCCTGGCGGTTACGCTGGGGGAGGTATCGGTCGTATTCATTACGCGAGGCTACAAAAAGATTTGTTGCCTTTCAAACGTAAAAAGACGTTGAGGTTTAACAAAAAAAGCCGTAAATTGGATTTGTAAATGACGCGTGAGGTTGACATGACTACTTCAGATTCCATGCGGAGGGCCTTTACCGAAGCAATAGATAAGGCGGGAGGTCAATCCGATTTCGCTCGATTGATCTCGACCTCTGCCAAACCGGTTTCACAGCAGCTTGTTTCTTACTGGCTCAAAAAGGGCAAGTTGCCTGCTGAGCTTGTTCTAAGGGTGGAGCGGTTGACCGGGGCATCTCGTTACGAATTGAGGCCTGACGTTTTTTGTGATCCTGAAGATCTCAAACTCAACGTGGCTTGAAGGTGCCGAGCTGGGGCCTCTCACCAAAGATCCCCCAGCCCAGCTACGACGACACACAGCACATGTACATCGGTCGTGGTTGTAGGATAGGGACTACCTCATCTTATGGCTACACCGTAAACAGGGGATTTACGGTTATGAGTCGAACAGATCTGTTGCCGGACGCTGGTCCGGTCCTTCCATTGCGCCAGGCGATCTATCGCGCCGGTCGTGACTACAAGGGCGGAATCACCGCCCTTGCCTTTGACATGGTGTTGGACAACGACACCCTTCAGAAAAAACTCAAACTCGATGAAGAGCGCCGCTGGCTGAATCCTGATGAGCTGGAAGAGCTCATTCGGTTGACGGGCGATGCGCGCTTGCTCGATGCGCTGATGCGTCCTGCAGGGGCCGTCTGGTATCGCCCGGTGCCGGTGCCGGCCACGCGCGATGCGTTGAAAGCCGTCGGAAAGTTGCTCGGCGAGACAGGGGAGTTTGTGGCTGCCATGCATGACGGCGCAGCTGACAACGTTTGGGAGCTTCACGAAGTCCTCGAACTGGAAAAACAGGGCATGGACGTTATTCGCGAAATCCTCGGCATCATGGCTGGTGCCCGTCAGGCGATGGAGGACCGTGTCAATGGATGACATTGATCGTGCCAACGAACAGGCGCAGTACCTGCTCGACGTTGCGCTTCAACGCAGTCGTCGTGCGTCATCAAGGCGCATCAGCGCAGAGTTTTGCGATGATTGCGGTGGCGACATCCCGTTGCTTCGACAGCAGGCTATTGTGGGTTGCCAAACCTGCGTCGACTGTCAGGGGTTACGGGAGGCTCGGCGATGAGTGAACAGGCAAAAGGAATCGCCATCGCCGAATGGGCAAAGCGTTACATCAACACCTTCGATCTTGCCCTGGTCTCCATTGAGCCAGGTGAGAAAGCCCCCAAGGGGCTGGGGTGGAACAAGCCTGGCGGCTACATCACCGATGCTGCTGATGCTGAAGCATTCTGGCAACGAAACCCCAACCATAACCTTGGCGTCGTGCTCGGGCCGAGCCGTGTCTGCTCGTTGGACGTCGACGACGTTCAGTGGACGCGGCATGTGTTGTATGAGTTGTTGGGTGTTGATCTGGACGCCATGGCACTGGTGTACCCAACAATTGTCGGTAACCCTGCGCGCTTCCGGGTGGTCTTCAAGTTGCCGGAGGGCGTTGAGCTGACCCGGCATTCGCTTTCATGGCCGAATGAAAAAGACCCTGACGGCTCGATTCACAGGGTTTTGATGGATCAGGCCAAGGTCGCGAAAGAGCAGGGTGATGCTGCCGGGGAAGCCGCCGCGCGTGCGGAGGCCGAAGAGTACAAGCGTTTCACGGTGTTTGAGTTGCGTGCAGGCCTTGTACAGGATGTTTTCCCGCCTTCGATCCACCCGGGCACAGGCAAACCTTATATCTGGAGAACGCCGCCGAATGCAGCAGACGGGTTGCCTACGCTGACCATCGACTTGCTGAACATCTGGCAAAACTGGGACATCTTCAAGCGTGATGCCGAAGCGGCATGCCCGTGGGCGATCAAGCCAGCCACTCCGCCGGCGAAGGTCAAGAATCGTCCGACACCTACTTCAGGTAAGCGTCCATCGGTGATTGATGAGTTCAATCGTTGCCACGACGTGGCGGAGCTGCTTCGTGCTCATGGGTATATCAAGCGGGGTAGCAAGTGGCTTTACCCGCAGAGCAGTACCGGGCTACCGGGCGTGACGATCAGTGACGAAGGCAAGGTCTACTCGCACCACGGTGCCGATCCGTTGGCGAACGGACATCAGAATGATGCCTTCGAGGTGTTCTGTTTGCTCGAGCACAGCGGTGATCAGTCGAAGGCAGTGAAGGACGCTGCGCGTATGTTGGGTATGCAGCATTCGTCACGGCCGGATCCGCGTGATCTTCCCCCGACCCCTTCTGGTGACATGCCCGAGCCGAGCCGAGCCGACGACGCCGTCAGCGAGGCCGCTCCGGCTCCTAATGGGGGGGCGGGGGAGGTGTTGGCCCTTGATCACGTGCTGCGCCGTTTTGCTTTGGTGGAAGGCACTACCCATGTGTGGGATTTCGACCAATCGCGGATGATGAAAAAGTCTGCGTTCGAAGCCCGTGTCGGCAAACCTCTGGCGAAGCAGTGGCTGGAAGACACCGAGCGGCGCAAGTTGATTGCTGAAGATCATGTGCGTGACATCGAGCAGGCGCGGCGGATGTCGGGCAAAAAGGGTAGTGCCTTGGGCATGCCGCCGACCGAGCGTTATGTGTACATCGATGGCACTAAAGACGTTTGGGATCGGGAGAAAAAGCGCCGCGTGGCTGAGGGTGCGGTGAAGATGGCCCTGGGTGACGCCTATGCGTTGTGGTTGAACAGTAGCGAGCGGCGCACGGTGGACGTGGACCATATCGTGTTTGACCCGACGATGACCAAGGATCCGGCGGTGTACATCAATACCTTCGATGGCTTGCCATTGGAGCCGGTGCGCGATGACGACGCCTGCGCGAACCTGCGGTGGCTGATTTCGTTCCTGTGTAACCACGATGAAAATGCAACGCTTTGGCTGACTCGTTGGCTGGCCTATCCGCTCCAACATTTGGGCGCCAAGATGGATACCGCGGTGCTGATGCATTCCAGCATGGAGGGATCGGGCAAGAGCCTGTTTTTCGCGGATACCTTGGGCCAGCTTTACGGCCAGTATGCGGCGACAGTTGGTCAGACCCAGTTGGAAAGCAATTTCAACGCTTGGCAAAGCCGCAAGTTGTGGGCGGTGTTCGAAGAGGTTGTGAGCCGCGATCAGCGTTACAACCAGGTGGGCAAGATCAAGCACCTAGTCACGGGCAAAACGGTGCGGATGGAATCCAAGTTCATCAATGGTTGGGAAGAGGCCAACCACATGAATGCTGTGTTCCTGAGTAACGAAATTCTGCCTTGGCCCATCAGTGACAGTGATCGCCGAATGCTGGTGGTGTGGCCCATGGAGACGTTGTCGGTTGATCGCCAGAAAGCCATTGGTAAGGAGTTGGGGCAGGGTGGTGTTGCCGCCTTGTATGGCTGGCTGTTGTCGGTTGACCTGGATGACTTCAACCAGCGGACACGCCCGCCATCCACGGATGCGCGTGAACGGTTGGTGGCGTTGAGTCGGGCCGGCTGGCAGACATTCTTGCATCTGTGGCAGACGAGTGAGCTAGGAAACGGGTTGTGGGGGCCATGCCTGTCGACCGATCTATACGCACTGTTCCTGGAGTGGTGTCAGCGAAACAAAGAGCATACGATGAGCCAGACGAAATTCTCCTTGTTCATCAGTTCGGCAGTGGAGAAGACCAGGTCCATTCCATGGACTGAGGGTAGTAATCGTCGTTTCGGGGCTTTTTTCGTTCCCGATCATCCTGACGCTTCCCTGCTCCCATCACTGAAGGCGGCCGAGCTGGGGAGTACGGTTTCGTTCTGGCGCGCCAAGGCAAAGCTTGCAGGTTGGAATGTGGACGGCTGGGATCACCTCAAGGGGATCGCAGCATGAATTCACCAAGCTTTGTGTTGGGTGTGTTGGGTATGTGTTGGGTTACTTTCGACAACTCAACACAGGTTCGAGCCAGTAATTTCAAGGGTTATAGAGAGGTGTGTCGGGTGTGTTGGGTTTACACCCGCGCGCACGCGTGCGCGCGCATTTTTCTAACTCTCCTTGGCTCTCACGGCAATAGAAAAAATCTCCATGCGAGGGCTGAAAAACCCAACAAACCCAACACACTCAACACACTTAGATTGAAGGTATTGATTTTAAAGAGATTTATTTGTGTTGGGTTTGTGTTGGGTTGTGGGTTTTCTGTGTTGGGTTCGTTTTTTCAGGGGGAAGGGCGATGATCGGGGCAATGGAAGAACTGTTGAAGCACTGGGGTGAGCAATGCCGACTGAACGGCGAGAGCGGTGGCATGGGCAGTCCGATGGCGACCATCATGGAGTGGGGTGGGTCGGCACCGCGCGGCACGCCGGGATCGCGCATCATCCTGGGTGCAGGGGCTGGGCCTGATGCGATTGCGCAGCAGGTCGCGGCAGCTCTATCGGAGATCGGGCGGCAGGATGAACAGGGAGATCGATTGATGCGGTTGGCTGGTTTGCGTTACGGCGATGATCCGGCGCCGACGTGGTTGATGCAGCTGCATTTGCTGGGGTTCGAGTCGAAGGCGAAACAGACTTACTACGACCAGGTACATCGCCTGCATGAGCGGCTGCTGGTGGTGCTGGCCGAGCGTGCCGATGCCCGTCAGTGGCTGACCGCTGGTCGGGGCGTTTTACCTCAAAGTCTCCTTAAAGTTGCGTCAAAGTTGCGTCGAGTTGGATAACCGAAAATGCCCCCTTTTCGGTTCCGTACTCAGGGGGTAAAAAGTCACCACGATATGAAATTTGCGCCTTGGCGCTGACCTCGCACGTGCTGTGCAGCTTCACCCGGCCTCCCTGAGCCGGTCACCTAACCCCGCTTCGGCGGGGTTTTTATTTTCGGCCCGATGGGTGTCTGCAAGGAGAATCAGCATGAGCGAGCCGGCAACTGTTGTCGTCGCCGGTGGTGTGGGATTGGCAGCTACTGGCCTGCTGGCGGGCGTGGATATGCTCGCAGTGATCGGCGCGCTGGCTGGCTCGCTGGTCTTCTTCACCACGACCGAGGAATTGCCAGTATGGAAGCGGGTGCTGTTCCTGCTCGTGTCTTTCGTGATGGGTTATATGTTCGCCCCTGGCATGGCCGAGGTTGAGTTGTTCGGTGTCAGGCCTTTCAAGTTCACCGGGCCGGCGGCGTTCGGTGCTTCGGTTGTGGTTGTCACCGTTGCACTGGCCGTCATCAAGCGGCGCGGCCTCATTGCTGATCAGCAAGGGAGGCAGGATGGATAGTCAACTGGTGCCACAGGTTCTGACTCAGGCGACGTTCTGGTTGTGCGTGGCGCTGTTCGTTCGGTTGTTTACGTTTCGCCGACGCGGTGCCCGGTTCCGCCGGAGCATGAGTTGTCTTGCATGGCTGGTGATGGTTGCGGCTGGTTCGGTGGTTGTGTACATCGGCAAGGGCCAGCTGGTGATGCCGCACAACTCATGGCCGTTGGTGATCATCCTTTCGGTGTTTGTTGGGTCGGTCTGCAAGAGTGCGGGCAACCTGGCGCGCGTATGGAAGATGGGGTGATGGACAAGATGTCTGATGATCGGCGCGGCAGCAGCACGGCACGGGGATACGGGTACAAGTGGCAGAAGTCACGCGATGGTCACCTTCGCGAATACCCGTATTGTTCTATGTGTTCGACTGATCAGCGTCCGGTGGCAGCGACCATCGTCGACCACAAGATCGCCCCGAAGCTGAAGGACGCCAAGGACAGTGGTGATCCGGTTCGTATCAAGGCTGCGTGGAAGTTGTTCTGGAATCCGAAGAACTGGGCGAGCCTGTGCAAGTTCTGTCACGACTCCACCAAACAGCGGATGGAGAAGAGCGGTCGGCTCCCTGGCTGCAATGCAGACGGCAGACCGACTGACCCGGGCCACCACTGGAACCGGTGATCAGCGCCCTCCGGTGCACAAAAAAATGGCACCCCTGAGGGTAGGGGGGGTGAAAAACTTCTTTCGGACTTCGTTCTAGACCGCTCGCCCCCCTCTTTACGCAAAACCGGGAAAAATGAGGGAGGGGGGGTATCAACAGGCAGGGGTATTTATGGCTGGAAATGGAAATTCGGGTCGCCCGCCAGTCGCGCCGGCACTCCAACTGCTGCAAGGCAACCGTAGCAAAAAAAATGTCGCCGACCTGCTCAGCGAAGTGAAGGCGCCGGCTGTTCCAGTTGCTGCACCGCCCATGCCGGACGTGCTGTCCGCCGATGCTGTTACAGAGTGGGAAAGGTTGGTACCCGCGTTGATTTCGCTGGGCCTCGTTTCCGAACTGGACTCCATGGCGCTGGCAACCTACTGCCAGGCCACGGCTGACTGGCGTCGCTACCAGCGCCTGATCACAAAGCGAAACGCTGACTCCGACGACGAATTGGGCGGCGATATCCAGACTTTCAAGACAGGTGCCCAGCAGATGCACGTTCTCCGGCAGTTGGCGAACGACGCGGAGAAGCGCGCCAACGCCGCCGGCGCCCAGTTCGGCATGTCGCCGATATCCCGGCGCAACCTGAAAACGGCACCGCCGCCGCAAGGTGAGCTATTCCCCAATGAGCAAAGAGCAGCCGCAGACCAATACTTCAACTGATGATCGTGTCACCAGCTTTGCCCATGCCGTACTCGCCGGTGAAATCATCGCCGGTCCCAACGTTCGCAACGCCTGCAAGCGGCACCTGCGCGACCTCGAAGAAGGCCCCGCGCGCGGATTGATCTGGGATCTGACGCAGGCGAACCGCGCTATCGGCTTTTTCGAGGACGTGCTTTGCCTCAATGGCGGCGATTACGAGGGAATGCCTTTCCTGCTTGCGCCCTGGCAGGCGTTCGTTGTCGGCAGCCTGTTTGGCTGGATGTCACATGGCGGGTACCGCCGCTTCAACTTCGGCTACATCGAGACCGGAAAGGGTTCGGGGAAAAGCCCGCTGGTCGCCGGGATTGGCCTATACGGACTGGTTGCGGACGGCGAGCAGCGGGCTGAAGTCTATGCCGCTGCGACCAAACGTGATCAGGCCATGATTCTGTTTCGCGATGCCGTCGCGATGGTCGACATGTCGCCCAACCTCTGTTCGCGGCTGGTGCAGTCGGGTCGCGACGAGAAGGTTTGGAACCTCTTCTATCCCAAGACCAATTCCTTCTTCCGGCCAATCAGCGCCGACGAAGGCAAGTCAGGCCCGCGTCCGCACCTGGGCTTGCTCGACGAGCTCCACGAACATAAAACCGCCAGCACCGTGAACATGATGCGCGCCGGTACCAAAAACCGGCGCAAGGCGATGGTGGTCGCGATCACCAACAGCGGCTCGGACAAGAAGACGGTCTGTGGTCAGTACCACGACCTGGGCGTGCGCATCTGCGCCGGGATCGAAGACGACGACAGCTTCTTCGCGTTCATCTGCTCGCTGGATGAAGGTGATGATCCATTCGAAGACGAAGCCTGCTGGGCAAAAGTGAACCCATCGCTGGACTTCATTGCTGAAGGTCAGAGCGACGGCATCCCGGGCCGCCAGTACCTGCGCAAGCAAGTGAAATCGGCTCGCGGTCTGCCGGCGCAAGAGTCGGTGGTACGCCGCCTCAACTTCTGCGAATGGACCCAGGCGGACGCACCGTGGATTTCTTGGGCCGTCTGGAAACAGGCGGAGGAACGTGTGCCGATGCGTCTGTTGCGCAATCGACGCTGTGTGGCTGGGCTCGACCTTGCCAGCACCACGGACCTGACCGCACTGGTGCTGCTGTTCTGGCCAGTACCCCACGATCCGCACTGGCGCCTGCTGCCGTATTTCTGGATTCCGGACGATGACCTGGAGGGCCGCGAAGCTCGGGACAAAGTGCCCTACGCAATGTGGATCAAGAGCCGTTTCCTTGAAACCACGCCCGGTCGTGCGATTAGCAAGCTGCATGTGCTGCGCCGGCTGGTCACGATCTGTGCTTACTTCGACGTGGAACGGATCGCCTACGACCGGTGGCGCGTCGAGGACCTGCTGCAACTGATGTCCGAATACGACATCACTCTGCCGGAGATGGTGGGCTTCGGCCAAGGCTTCAAGGACATGGGGCCAGCGGTGGATGAGTTCGAGCGTCGCCTGCTGGGCTTGAGCCCGGAGGATGAAGACGTGATCGATCTCGATCCGGCAGAGTTCACTCTGGTCGAAAGCGAGACGGTCGAAACCCTACGCCACGATGGCAACCCGGTCATGACCTGGTGTGCTGGCAACGCCGTGATCGTTTCCGATCCTGCCAACAACCGGAAGGCGGACAAAGCCAAGGCCACCGGCCGTATCGACGGCATTGTCGCTTCCATCATGGCCACCGGTATCAGCGGCAAAGCCGCGGGGCCGAGTGGCAAATCCATCTACGACGACGGGGTCGGAATATGAAACTAGCCCTCTTGGCCTGGCTGGCCGGCCTGCTGGGCTTCGGCCTGCTGGTCGCTGGCGTGGCAATGATCAATGCACCGGCCGCCTACATTGTTGCTGGTCTCGGTTTGCTGGCGTGGTCATTCCTCGCTGATCGGGCATCCGCAGCATTGAAAGCCCAATCCAAACCCCAAGGAGGTTGAGCATGTTCTTTTCAAGCGTGCTCGGCGAAGGGCGGGGCAACCTGACCGAAATGGGCAGCGGCTTCTGGCGCGGGCTGATCGGAAGCGGTCGAAACAGCACCGGCGTCAAGGTCACTCCCGAGTCTGCGTTTGGCCTGCCAATCCTGCAAAACTGCGTGACCTTGTTGGCTGAGACAATGGGGCAGTTACCCTGCGAGTTGTTTCGGCGGATGGAAAAAGGCCAGCGAGAAGCCGCTATTAACCATCCTGCTTACGACGTGCTCCGGTACCAGCCGAACGGTTTTCAGACGCCGTACGAATACCGTGAGTGTGTTCAGGGCGCCGCTGGATTGAGGGGTAACGGCTACAGCTTCATTGATCGCCGGGATGATGGAAACATCACCGCCCTCTGGCCCTTGAGCAACGACAAAGTGCAGGTGCTGAAGGGCGGCGACATGTTGCCGTATTACCGGGTTGGTGGAGGTGAGGCTCTGCCAATGCGCATGATCCACCATGTCCGCTGGCACAGCTCCAACCATTACGTCGGACTATCGCCCATTGAGGTGCACGCCGACTCACTCGGCCTGGCTCAGGCAGTGAGGCAGTACACCGGCAAGAGCTTCGCAAACGGAGTGACCGTCTCTGGTGTCATCGAGCGGCCGCGCGAAGCGCCGGCGATCAAGGATCAAGGCAGCATCGACAAAATCGTCGATCAGTGGGGCCAGAAATTCGGTGGCATGGACAACGCCAAAAAAGTCGCGTTGCTGCAAGAGGGCATGACCTTCAAGCCGGTCTCCATGAACAACGTCGATGCCGAAGTGCTGGGGATCCTCAAAACCACCGGCACCGACATTGCCCGGATTTACAAAATCCCGCTGCCCATGGTCAATGACCTGGAGAAATCCAACTACAACACCCTTGAGCAACTGATGATTCAGTTCGTGGTGTTTGCATTGTTGCCCTGGGTCAAGCGCCACGAACAGTCGATGATGCGCGACTTCCTGCTGCCGGCGGACCGGCGCAATTACTTCATCGAGTTCAACCTGTCCGGCTTACTGCGCGGCGACCAGAAGAGTCGTTACGAAGCCTATGCGATCGGGCGGCAGTGGGGCTGGCTGAGTGTCAACGACATCCGACGCTTGGAGAACATGCCTCCGGTACCAGGCGGTGATATCTACCTGCAACCACTCAACATGGTGGACGCAGGCAAGGGCGGCGCCGATTTGACCAACCCCAACGTGCGAGCGCAGCTCGAAATGCAGCACGCTGAAATAGAGAGGATTCTGGCGCAATGAAAAACTACCTGCGAGCCTCCAGCCTGCTGTTCAATCAGCCGCTGCTGGTAATGCCTGACATGTTGGATCTCGGCGTTCGCTGGGCCAACCAAGCAATGAGTTTGAACATCGTCAACATCGGCGCCCGGGAGGGTGCAGCGTTGTGGGCGGATGATGGTATGGACCGTATCGCTCAGCGTGAAGAAGAACGCCGTACGGCGATCGCCCGAACGGGCATCGAGGTCATTCCGGTCAGTGGCGTGTTGGTCAGTCGTGGCAGCCACATGAACATGTGCGAAACCATGACCAGCTACGAAGAGCTGCGTACCAAGATCAGCAATGCGATTGCCGATCCGATGGTCGAGCGGGTGGTGCTGGACATCGACAGCCCGGGCGGTTCTGCGGTGGGCGCATTTGAGTTGGCCGCTGACATCCGTGCCTTGGCCCAGCAAAAGCCGATCACCGGCATCGTCAACTTCATGGCCTACAGCGGCGGTTATCTGATCGGTTCGGCCTGTAGCGAATTGGTGGTGAGCCAGACCAGTGGCGTCGGATCAATTGGCGTTATCGCAAGCCACATGGACCGTTCCAAGATGGAAGAGGGCATGGGCGTCAAGGTCACTACGGTATTTGCCGGGGCTCACAAAAACGACCTCAGCCCGCATGAGCCACTGAGCGACCAGTCCCTCAAGTACCTGAATGACGTGGTGCAGGAAAGCTACCAGTTGTTCGTCAACGCGGTGGCCGAGTACCGCGGGCTATCCGTACAGCAGGTAATGGCCACCGAGGCTGGTTTGTTTCGGGGGCAGGCGGGTATTGCCGCAGGTCTCGCCGATCGGCTACAGAGCCCGCAACAGGCCGTTGATGAGTTGTCCCACTCCATCGCGTTAAGTCGCGCCAACAGGCAGACCGGCCGCATTGCCGTCCGCGCCGCCGCCCTGAATTTTCAATCTCAGATCTGACCGCGTTCGCGGCAGTCACCAAGCCCGCCCCGTGCGGGCTTTTTTATGCCCAGGAGGCACCATGTCCCTTGTACTTCAAATGCGTAGCGAGCGCGCCCAGCTGGTTACCCAGGTCCAGGCGTTGGCCCAGATCGAGGCGGGTGGGGGAAGCCTCACGGTCGAGCAGCTGGCGCAGTTCACCCAGCTGGAAACCCAGATCAACGAATTGACCGCAAAAATCACGCGAGCCGAGACGGCGGAACGCATTGCTGCAGCTTCGGCAGTGCCGGTCGACGAGAGCGCTCAAGGCAACAACAGCCCGCCAACCCGTGTGACCACTCACAGCGAACCGACCAAGCCTGGTGTGGCGATGGCGCAGATGGTTCGGTTGATGGTTCAGGCAGGCGGCAATCAGCAGGTTGCTGCTGAAATGGCGAAGACGGGCGGGTACGGTGCCGATGTGCACATGGCGCTGTCCACCGTGACCGCCGGCGCCGGCGGTGTGTTGGTACCTGAAAACTTCAGTACCAGTGTGATCGAATCGCTGCGACCGAAGTCGGTTGTTCGAAAAATGGGCGCGATCAGTCTTCCGCTCAACAATGGCAACCTGACCATGCCGCGCGTGCTCGGTAATACCCAGGTTACCTATTTGGGGACTGAGCAAGACATCTCGATCACCGAAATGCAGTTCGCTGATCTCAAGCTTTCCGCGAAGAAGGCTGCCGCGATCGTTCCAATCTCCAACGATCTGCTCGCTTATTCCGGCGTAAATCCCCGCATTGACGCTCAGGTCAGCAGCGACCTAGCGGTCAGCATGGGTCTTTCCGAGGATCTGCATTTCATTCGCGGCGCCGGTACCGGTTCGCTGCCCAAAGGCCTGCGCTACTGGGCACTGGCCGGCAACGTGCTCGGTGCACCGGCAGGCTCAACCCTCGCCATAGTAGATCTGTACCTGGGCAGCATGATGCTGCGCCTCGAAGCGGCGAACGTGGAACTGGATGGCTGCGGCTGGATCATGGCGCCGCGCACCATCCGCTGGCTGCAATCGCTGCGCGACGGTAACGGCAACAAGGCCTACCCGGAAATTGATTCCGGCATGCTCAAGGGCTACCCGGTGGCGCTCACCACCCAGGTTCCGACCAACCTCGGTGTCGGTGGTAACGAGTCCGAAATCTACTTCGTGAACTTCGCTGACTGCTTCATCGGTGAGGACACCACGTTGGCTATCGCTATCAGCACCGAGGCCTCTTACAAGGACGGAGCGGGTAACACCGTCAGCGCGTTCCAGCGTGACCAGACGTTGATTCGTGTGATCAGCAAACACGATTTCGGCCCGCGTCACGTCGAGTCGATTTCCGTTGGTACCGCCATCACTTGGGGCGCCGGAATGTAATCCTCTGGCCCCGCCACCCGGTGGGGCTAACCAATTGAGCAGGTAGCAAAATGAGCGATAAGAAAATCGTCACCTTCAAAAAGGAGTGGCGCGGTTACGCCATTGGGGAGACTGCGGGCTTCAATGATGAGGTCGCCGGCGCACTAATCGAGTCCGGTCTTGCCAGGCCGTATGTAGCTCTGACAGATACCGAGAAATCTACGGTAGCGCCTGCTGGAAAAAAAGGTGCAGCAAAGAAAGCTGGAAAGCCCGTCGAGCCCACTGCATCAGTTGACCCAATCGATCCGATTGATCCTGTCGACCCAGTGGCTTCAGTCGATCCAGTTGATCCAGAAGAACTCGACGAGAAGCCATAAGCCATGGCCCGTCGAATCGAGTACTTCGGTGAGCCGGTTCTGACCCTGGCACAGGTGGCTTTCCAGTGTCGGGTCGAACCGGAAGACATGGAGCCGGAGCTAATTGAGCAAATCATCATTCCCGGTGTGACTTCTCAGTGCGAATCGAAGACGGGCGCGGCCTTGCGGGGCGCGACTTACGAAGAGGACTGGCCAGTCTCGTTTGCGTCCGGGCATGCGTTGGACATCGGGCAGGCCAGTGAAATTGTGTCGATCATGTTGCAGCAGGCCGACGGCACCTGGGCTGCTGAGTCAGCGCCGTTCGAGTTGCAGCAGGGACCGCGGGAAAGCTTTCTGCATTTCCATGGTGCCCGACCTACTGGTCCATTGCGTATCCGCTACAAGGCCGGGCTCGATCTCGATCTATACCCTGGCGTTCGCAACTGGCTGTTGATGGCAGCAGCAACGATTTACCGTCACCCGGAAATGTTCATGGTGGGGCAGTCGCTGGCTGAGTTGCCATCAACGTTCCTCGATCATCTGGTAGCAGATATCACCGTCCCTCCGAGGTTCTGACCATGGCCATGCGCGAACCAAGCGCCGGTGAGCTGGATCGACGTATCACTCTGAGATTGCGCACGGATGTGCCTGCCCCAAATCAGGGGCTCGATTCTTTGTTCACCGAAGAGAAAAAACGGTGGGCCAAGATAGAGCCCGTCGGTACCGCTGTTTACGCGCACGGCGTTCAGACCGATGTGCGAATTACCCATCGGGTGACTTTCTACTTCCTGAAGGGCATGAGCGAGGCTCACGAAGTTGTCCTCGGCTCCACGGTTTACCGAGTGCGGCGAGTTGCAGACATGAATGGCAAGCGCCGCTTTACATTGCTTGAGGTTGAAGAGCTCGGCCCTCAGCAGGCAGGGGGAGGCATCTATGGCTAACTCAGCATCAGTCGAAAGTTACCTGCACGTCGAAGGGTTCGACAATTTCGATAGGGAGGCATTCGACAAGCGCAAGATTAGGGCAGGTATGCGCAAGGCCGGCTTGCTTGTTACCCAGCGAGCTCAAATGAACCTGGTGCTGGGGAAAGGGCAAGATGGTTACCCTGTCAATCGCACCGGCGAAACCGTGCAGTCGATCAAGTTCAAGGTGTCCCGATCAGGCTTCTTGGTCAAGATTTCCCCGACGCTTACTCCTGAAATGGGTGAGTTCTATCCGGCCTATCTGCACTACGGCGTGAAGCAGGGACGCCGGCCGGGCAAGTTGGCACCCGGAAAAGGCAAAGGTAGAAAAAACCGTCGAGCTGCTGGTGCGCGAGCCCGGCTCGTCGCCGAACGAGCCGCTGGTGAGTGGCGCATCAAGCCCCGCGATAACTACATGATCGACGCTCTGCAGGATTCGTCGTCACAGGTTGAATCCATTCTTTCCGCTGCATTCGCCGCTGCTCTGAACTGACACTGCATCAACGGAACCCCATATGAAACTGAACCCCATCGTTGCCCATCTGCGGCTGACGTGCCCTACCTTTGCCGGTCGCGTGGCGGGTGGCATTGATTGGGACGCCGTAGTCGAGAGCGCACAGCTTTCACTGCCAGCGGCCTATGTGATCGCCACGGCTGATGCTGCTGGTCCGAACAAAATCCAGACCGGTGTGCGCCAAGACATTACCGACCAGTTCAACGTGGTGATTGTCCTCGATGCCTCGGATGAGCGCGGCCAGGCGGACAACGACCTGCTGCACGACATTCGGGCCGAAATCTGGCGGGCGTTGGTGGGATGGGTGCCCGGCCCGGAGTACGAGCCCATCGAGTACGGAAAAGGGGCGTTGCTGCACATCAGCCGTGCCCGGGTGGTTTACCAGTTCACCTTCGTTTCGGAATTCCAGCTCGGTCGCAGTCGTCCGGATGAGCCCCCCGAAACCTGGCACGAATGGGATCTGGATGGTTTGCCGGCTTTCACCGGCGCAAACATCAACATGGACTGCATCGATCCCGCAGATCCAAACCTGAAACGACCCGGCCCGGACGGGCGCATCGAAGTTGCATTCACTGGAGACGTAACACCATGACCAAGCGCATCACTGTGGTGCCGGTTGAAGGCCGGGCCGTGCCCGATCCGGAAGCTGGCGACCTTTTGCCTGTTGAAGGCCGAGAAGTCCCCGACAACGCTTGGTGGCGCCGACGCCAAGAAGACGGGGACGTGACGCTCAAGGCTGACAAGTCCCAATCCACCAAGGCCGGCGCCGCGGCGAAAAATGAGGAAGCGCAATAATGGCTATCGGATTCAGCAACATTCCGGCCGATGTCCGCGTGCCGCTGTTCTATGCGGAGATGGACAATTCGGCTGCCAATAGCGCGGCCTCGGCGTTGCGCCGGCTGATCGTTGCTCAGGTGAACGACGCTTCGGTTGCCCCGGAGGTGGGCAGTCTGGTGCTGGTCTCCAGCCTGGCGATCGCCAAGGCCATCGGTGGCCAAGGTTCGATGCTGGCCGCCATGTATGACACTTGGCGCAAGACCGACCCGGTGGGCGAAATCTGGTGCCTGCCATTACGTAATGCAACGGGCGCGGCGGCGACGGCAACTGTCACGATCACGGGTACTGCGACGGAAACCGGTCTGATCAATCTGTACGTAGGTGGTGTTCGCGTCCAGGCATCGGTCGCCAGCGCGGCAACACCGACGCAGGTGGCGTCAGCGCTGGCGGTGAAGATCAACGCCATGCCCGATCTGCCGCTGACGGCGTTGGCCGCTGCCGGTGTCGTGACCCTGACCTGCAAGTGGAAGGGTGACAGCGGTACCGACATCAGCCTGCTGATGAACCGGCTGGGCAAAAGTAACGGAGAGCAAACACCGGCAGGCCTGTCGGTAGCTCTGACCCAGATGACTGGCGGTACCGGTGTGCCGGATCAGGTAGCCGCGTTGGCTGCTCTGGGCGATGAGCCGTTCGAGTTCATCTGCCAGCCGTGGACAGACACCACTTCGTTGGATGCCTGGAAAGGTGCCATGGATGACAATGTTGGCCGCTGGAGCTGGGCCAAGCAATTGTTCGGTCATGTGTACAGCGCCAAGCGCGGTACCGTCGGAACGCTGGTAGCAGCCGGCCAGGCACGCAACGATCAGCACATGACCATCCAGGCGGTAGAGGCCGGGGTGCCGCAACCGGTCTGGATTCAAGCAGCGGCGCTCGCCGCACGCTCGGCGGTGTTCCTCTCGGCTGATGCCAGTCGGCCGACGCAAAGCGGCAGCATGCCAGGTCTCGACCCAGCCCCGGCCAGCGGGCGGTTCACCTTGACTGAGCGTCAATCGTTGCTCAGCTACGGTATCGCCACGGCGTACTACGAAGGCGGGTATGTGCGGATTCAGCGCTCGATCACGACCTATCAGAAGAACGCCTATGGCCAGGCGGATAACTCGTACCTGGACAGCGAGACGATGCATCAGTCGGCGTTCATCATCCGGCGCATGCAGAGCGTCATCACCAGCAAGTATGGGCGGCACAAGCTGGCCAGCGACGGCACAAGGTTCGGCGCCGGCCAACCCATCGTCACGCCGAGCACCATCCGCGGCGAGCTGATTGCGCAGTACGCCAAGCTCGAATCGGAAGGTCATGTGGAAAACGCCGACCTCTTTGCCGAGCACTTGGTGGTGGAGCGCGACAGCAACGATCCGAGTCGGGTCAACGTGCTGTTCCCGCCGGACTACATCAACGGCCTGCGCATCTTCGCGCTGCTCAACCAGTTCCGCCTGCAATACGACGCCGTGGCGTAACGCTGACCGACTTCACCAAGCCCGCCCCGAGCGGGCTTTTTCATTCTGGAGATTCAGACCATGGGCAAAAAAGTTGCGGGCACGGCCTACATCAAGGTGGACGGCATGCAGTTGACCGTCACCGGTGGGGCGGAGGCGCCGTTGATGGATGTGAAGCGAGAGACCGTCTACCCGGGCTTCTACAAGGAAGAAGCGTTGACTCCCTTCCTGAAGATGACGGCGCTTCATGATCCCGACCTTCAACTCAAAAAGCTGACCGAAGGCAAGGACATGACGGTCACCTGCGAATTCAGCAACGGCAAGGTTTACGTGCTGTCGGGCGCGTACCTGGTGGATGAGCCGACGTCGAAAGGTGATGACGGCACCCTGGAACTTCAATTCGACGGCATCAAAGGGGTTTGGCAATGAGCAATATCGTACAGCTTCAGGTGGCCATCGAGGCCCACGGTGAGCCGCTGACCGAGCTCAATCTGCGCCGGCCTACCGTGCAGGAAGTACGGACCATCAAGGCGCTGCCGTACAAGATCGACAAAAACGAAGAGGTCAGCCTTGACATGGATGTCACCGCGAAGTACATCGCGGTCTGCACCGGTATCCCGCCTTCGTCCGTCAACCAGTTGGATCTCGCTGACTTGAACACTTTGAGTTGGGCGATTGCCAGTTTTTTCATGAGTGCGGCGTCGGCTCCATCGCCGACCTGATTGCAGTCGCCTATGACCTGGCCTGGTTCTGGAAGGTTGATCCCGAACAGATGATGGCCAGGCCGCTGGATGTGCTCACGGAAAGCCTTGAGCACGCCGAACGCATCAATCAACTTCAGCAGGTGCCGTGATGGGAGATAAGTTCCAGCTCAAGGCGTTGATCACCGGCGTCGACAAGCTGTCGCCGAAACTCGCCGGCATCCGCAAGAACATCGCGGGATTCAAGAAAGGTCTCGAAAAAACCGGGCTCGGCAAAATCAGCTTCGGAGATGTCTTGGCCGGTGGTGCCATGGCGGCCCCGTTTGTTGCCGGTGCGGCCGCCGCGATCGATTTCGAATCACAGATGGCGGACGTGCGTAAGGTCGTCAACTTCGACAAGCCCGAACAGTTCAAGGAGATGGGCGACGACATCGGGCGCATGTCCGAACGCCTGCCCATGGCCGCGGGTGATATCGCCAAGATTGTCGCCGCCGGGGGGCAGTCGGGGATTGCTCGCGAAGAGCTGCTGGGATTCGCTGAGGCTGCTGTGAAGATGGGCATCGCCTTTGACCAGTCTGCCGAGGAAAGCGGCGACATGATGGCCAAGTGGCGTACGTCTTTCAAAATGACTCAGACCGATGTCGTGGGCCTAGCTGACAAGATCAACTATCTCGGCAACACGGGGCCTGCGAACACCAAGCAGATTTCGGACATCGTGACTCGCATCGGCCCGCTGGGTGCGATCGCTGGCCTTGCATCGGGCCAGATCGCGGCACTGGGCGCGACAATGGCCGGGGTGGGCATCGAACAGGAAGTGGCCGCCACCGGCATCAAAAACTTCATGCTGGCCCTGACCAAGGGCAGCGCGGCCACGAAAGGCCAGCAGCAGGCCTTCAAGGCGCTTCGGCTGGATTCGAAAGCAGTGGCGGCGGGCATGCAGAAAGATGCTCAGGGCACTTTGCTGGATGTACTAACCCGAGTCAGTAAGGTGAAGGCGGAAAAGCAGGCTGGGCTGCTGACGACGTTGTTCGGTAGTGAGTCGGTGGGAGCCATTGCGCCGTTGCTGACGAACCTGGATCTGCTCAGGAGCAACCTGCAGAAGGTTACCGATCAGCAGGAATACGGCGGCTCAATGGACAAGGAGTATCAGTCCAGAGCTGCCACCACGGCGAACAACCTTCAATTGCTGCGTAATTCAGCAGCAAGCGTTGCGCGAGCCATAGGTGCCGCGCTTTTGCCGGCAATCAACACGGTATCCACCGCGCTCCAGCCCATGGTGTCGAGGATTGCGCAGGTGATCGAAGCGAATCCCGGCCTGGTTCGAGGTCTGGGTATCGCCGGCGCAGCCTTCACTGCAATCCGGGTTGGTGTGCTCGCAGCAACCGTCGCAGTTCGCTTGCTCGGCGTGGCTTTCGCTGCAACGCCGATCGGGATTGCCGCGCTGGCGATCGCTGCGGCGGCGGGGCTGATCGCGGCCAACTGGTCGGCTTTGGCACCGTACTTCCAAGTGTTATGGGAAAAAATCAGAGGTCCGGCCGCAATCCTGTGGGGCTGGCTTCAAAAGGCCTTTGCCTGGTCGCCGATCGGCCTGGTGATGGAGAACTGGGGGCCATTGACCGAGTTGTTCAAGGCGCTATGGGATGTGCTGGTGGCGGTCTCTACTCCGGTCATGGACTTTCTCGGGCGGATGTTTGACTGGTCTCCACTGGGATTGATCGTCAAAAACTGGGAGCCCATCACCGCTTGGTTTCAGAGCCTGTGGGAAAAACTGAAGCCAATCATTGAGCCGATCATGAAGTACTTCGGCGGCGGGGAGGGTGGCGACGGCATCATCAAAACTGCCACCAACAAAGCCAACGAGTTCGCCGAAGAGCAGCGTCAGCGCAACGCCGGTGCCGGTGGCGGGGATGGGGCGTTGTTGCAGGCCGGTGCGGTCGATAACGCGCAGCGTCGTCAGCAAATGATGAACGGCGCTGCGGGAATTCCGAGTACTCAACAACTTCTGAGCCGACCGAACATCGCTGCTCAATCGGGCGGCTTGCTCCAGCAGTCGGCGGCCAATCAGGCGCAGAAGGTCAATGGTGAAATCAACGTCAACATCAAAGGGGCGCCGCCGGGCAGCACTGTTGAAACCGCGAAAACCAATCAGCCCGGGCTGAGCATCAAGCCTAGCGTGGGTACCCGAACTATCGGTGTGATGAGGCCTAATCAATGACAGGGACATGGCGTGATCAGTTGTTACCGGCCTCGTTTCGGGGAGTCAGCTTTTTGATTCCCCAGACATCGGTTCCGGTCGGCATGAAGGGCCAGTTGCACGAATTCCCGCAGCGTGACAATCCATACTTCGAGCAGTTGGGAAAGCAATCCCAGGTGCACAAGATGACGGGGTGGGTCATCGGCGACGACTGTTTCGAACGTCGAGACAAGTTGATCGAGGCGCTGAACAAACCGGGCGGTGGCGAGCTGGTCCATCCCTGGCTCGGCCGGTTACAGGTCAAGGCCGGTGAATGTGAGGTCTCGCATGACCTCATGGGCGGCGGGATGGTCAGCTTTGATCTGACGTTCTATCCGGATGAGCCGCTGAAAACACCGGCGGCCAGGGTCAACACCCAGGCTCAGGTCGCCAACTCGTCTGAAAGCCTGCTGACTTCGTCGCTCAATCGGTATGAAACCGGCATGGCGAAAGTGAATAAAGCCCGGCTCGGCCTGCTGCAAATGCGCAATAGCCTGTCGAACGTGTTCTCCGTGATACAGCAACACTTCGCGCCATTTGCCAGCGTATTCAGCGACTCGACCGGTTTTGCACAGTCGTTGATGAACTCGCCGAGTGGGCTGTCGTCGCTGTTTTCCAGTTACTTCAGCAGCTTCACCGGCTTCGATTTCTTCAAGTCCAGTTCCGGTGGAGGATCGAATGCCGGTTCGGGTTACCGCGCCGCCGTCGCCGAAGTCACGCAACAGACCGAGGCGGCCAGCAGCATCAACACAGTCAGTCCCGTTGGTGGAGCCAACACTGTTGCGGCGTCGCAGGCGACGGCGAACCTGGTGCAGGACGCTGTGCTCGTACAGATCGGACTGATCGTTAGCGAAATGCCGGTGGCTACGCAGCCGGAGCCGATTGGATCGACTGCACCCGTCGAGCAACAGGCGTTACAACCGGTGATCCGTCCGGAGGTGCCGGTGGCTGATGACGTGATCGATCTTCGGGACTCGCTCAATGAAGTCATACACGAAGCATCGCTGAAAGCGGATCCTCAACACTTCGTGGTGCTGAACACCTTCCGCCAAAACGTGATGAAACACCTGACCGCAGTCGCGCAGTCCGGTGTGCGCCTGGTGGATATCACGCCGGCAGAAACCCTTCCCGCGCTGGTGCTGGCCTATCGACGTTTCGGCGATGCCACGCGGTCCACCGAGGTTGTACAACGCAACCGAATCCGTCACCCCGGCTTTGTTCCAGCGACACCCATCAAAATCGCGCAGAGGTAACCATGTCTGACGAGCAAAACGCTGTCAGCCTCACGGTTGATGGCATGGATTACTTCGGCTGGAAATCGGTGGAAATCACCGCTGGGCTTGAGGATCAGGCCCGCTCGTTCAACGTGTCGTTGACCTGGAAGTGGCCGGGTCAGGTTCAAAATGTACCGATCCGGCAGGGTGACAAGTGCCAGGTGCGCATCGGCAATGACCTGGTGCTGACCGCCTGGGTGTTCGCCACACCGGTCAACTACGACGACAAGCAAATTACCAAGTCCATCAGCGGGCGATCGCTGACGGCTGATCTGGTCGACTGTGCGGCGACCAACAGGCCCGGGCAATGGAACAACCAGTCAGTGTTGTCGATCGTCAAGGCACTGGCAGCGCCTTACGGCGTCGCGGTCAACAGCGAGATTCCCGAGGGTGGCAAGCTGTCCGACCACACCATTGAACCGGGTGAAACAGTGTTTGCTTCAACGGATCGCCTGCTGACCTTGTTCCGGGTGTTCTCCACCGATGACGCGCGTGGTGCGGCGGTGCTGGCCAGCCCCGGGAGTGCAGGGCGTACGTTCGATGCGATCGAAGTCGGAAAGAACGTCAAGTCAGGGGATGCGCCGCTCGACTTCTCCGGCGTGTTTTCCGAATACCAGGTGTTGGGGCAGAAGAGCGGTACCGATGAAGAATACGGCGCCGATGTCGCCGAAGTGTCTGCCACCGTGACGGACGATCGCACTGCGCGAAAGCGCGTGCTGATAATTCAAGAGTCCGGCCAGGTGACCAACGAACTGGCGCAAGCCCGGGCGAACTGGGAGCGCGGCAGCCGGATGGGCAAAGCGCTTTCTGTCACCTATACGGTGCAGGGGTGGCGTCAATCCAACGGCCAGCTCTGGCGGCACAACATGATTACCCGGGTCATCGATCCCATCATCGGTATGGACCGGGACATGCTGATCTCGCGCATCACCTACAGCTTGAGCGAGCAGGGGATGGTCACCAAGCTGGAAGTCGGTCCTCCCGAAAGTTTCGAGCCGGAGCCGCAGGATCCGCACAGTCATCGCAAGCTGAAGAAGGGCGGCAAGGGCGACAACTTCGAATACCTCATTCCCGCAGATTACGAGCCGAAAAAATGAACCTTAAAAGCATGCTGGCTCGCGGCACAGTGGTGCTCGCCGATGCCGCCAAAAAACTTCAGACCTTACAGGTACGCCTCACGGCAGGAGAACTCAAGGACGGCGCCGAACATTTCGAACCCTACGGTCTGACCAGCAACCCCTTGCCCGGGGCAGAGGTGCTGACAGCGTTTCTCGGTGGTGACCGCTCGCATGCGGTCGTGCTGGTCGCTTCCGATCGCCGCTATCGAATCAAGGAGCTGAAGCCCGGTGAGGTGGCCATCTATTCCGATGAAGGTGACCGGGTGCACTTCAAGCGCGGACGGATCATCGACGTCCTGACCGACACTTTGAACATCAAGGCCACCACAGCGGTGAACTTCGATACGCCGGTGATTACCCAGACCGGCAAGATTGTTTCTACAGGTGATCAGGTCGCGGGCGGTATCAGCCAGATTGGGCATGTCCACGGCAATGTCCAGGTGGGCAGCGGGCAGAGCGGTGCACCCGTTGCAGGAGGCTGACCATGATCATCACTCCCGACCTTGAGGCCTCGTTCATTCGCGCCGTGACCATCAGCCTCTACACCTGGCGCCGCGCCGAAACCGATGACCCCATCGACGACGAAGAGCGCTTCGGTTGGTGGGGGGACAGCTATCCAGAAATCGCCGACGACCGTATTGGTTCCCGTCTGTACCTGTTGCGGCGGGTCAAGCTCACAGCGCAAACCCAGCGCGATGCTGAGGCGTATGCCCGTGAAGCGCTGCAATGGCTGCTGGACGATGGGCAGGTGACTGCTATCGACATTGCCAGTGAAAAGGTCGACATCAACCACCTGAACCTGATCCCCACGTTGACGGTGGCCAATGGCGCGCGACTGGAAATCAAACAACCTTCAGCATGGCAGGTGATCTATGCCGTTTGAAACACCTTCGCTACCCGCCCTGATTAGCCGTACGCAGGCCGATTTGGCGAGCGATTCGCTACGCCGCTCCGATGCCCAGGTGCTGGCCCGAACGTTGTCCGGCACAGCCTATGGTTTGTATGGCTACCTCGACTGGATTGTTGAGCAGATCCTGCCCGATCGGGCTGATGAAGAAACCCTTGAGCGGATCGCCGCGCTGCGTCTCAACCAGCCTCGAAAGGCAGCACAGTCCGCCGAAGGGATGGTTAGTTTTTCGGCCGCTGCCGGTGTGCCTCTCGATGCAGGCGTCGTGCTCCAGGCTGGTGATGGTCGCACCTACAAGGTGGCCAACGGCATTACTACTGTCGCGGGGATAAACAGCGTGACGATTACTGCCGTGGATGCGGGGCCACTTGGCAATGCAGATGCCGGCTTGGCTCTGACCCTCGTTCAGCCGGTCGCTGGTATTACGAACACGTTCACAGTGATGCCGCCCGGTCTTGCAGGTGGCATTGCCCGGGAAAGTGTCGAGCTGTTGCGTGCACGCGTGGTCCGCTCCTACCGAGTGATTCCTCACGGTGGCTCGGCCGATGACTACGAAACCTGGGCGCTTGAGGTGGCGGGCATCACCCGGGCCTGGTGCCGTCGCAACTACATGGGGCCAGGCACTGTCGGGTTGTTCGTAATGCGCGACGGGGACGTCGAACCGGTGCCTAACCCAACGCAGTTGGCTGAGGTGAAAACCTACATCGAGCCGCTGCGCCCTGTGACGGCAGAGTTGTACGTGCTGGCCCCGGTCAAGGTGCTGGTGCCTTACACCATCCATGCGGTACCGGACACCAGCGCGGTGCGCGCCGCCATCCAAGCACAGTTGATTGATCTGCATGCTCGTGAGGCGGGGCTGGGTGAAAAACTGCTGCGCACCCATATCGCCGAAGCGGTCAGCGGTTCTTCCGGTGAATCTGATCACGTACTGATTTCGCCGGCGGCGGATGTCGTGGCGGCCACCAATCAGTTGCTGATCTTCGGGGGTATTACATGGGTGTGATCAGGACTGCGGAAGAGTACCGGCTTCAGCTTCAGGGGTTGTTGCCATCGGGCCCGGCTTGGGATCCAGAACTGGTGCCGGAGATCGGCTTGGTGCTGGACGGAGTGTCTGTCGAGTTCTCCCGCCTTGATGCCCGGGCAGTGGACTTGTTGACTGAAATGGACCCCGCTGGTGTCAGCGAACTGGTGCCGGAATGGGAGTCGATCATGGGGCTGCCTGATGCCTGTTTGGGGCCGAACCCGGCATTTGAGGACAGGCGGTTGGCGGTAAGGCGGCGCCTCGTCGAAGTAGGTGGCCAGAGCCGGGCCTACTTTCTGGAGATTGCCGTCAGCCAGGGTTACCCGACCCCGACCATCACCGAACACCGAGCGCCCCGTATGGGGCGTTCTCGTTTTGGGGCGGCGCATTTTGGCACCTGGTACGCGCAGTTCATGTGGACGCTCAACACCGGTGGCCGTCAGCGCAAGGGCCGACGCTTCGGCGTCAGTTACTGGGGGAGCGGTTCGGTACGAACCCGGGCGATGCCCTCGAATGCCTGATCCGCCGGCCGGCGCCGGCTCACACCGTTGTGCACATCAATTATGACTGAGGGGTAAGAACGTGGATTTTCCGAAGAGTGTGCCCAACATTGGGTTGGTGGGTGGTGTGTTCGTTGATGAAGACCAATTGGCGGGGACGCCGGGTTCGTTAATCCCCTCGGCCTGGGGGAACTCCATCACCCAAGAGGTGCTGAATGTCATTGCCGCGGCGGGGTTAGTCCCGTCAGAGGCAGATGTAACCCAGTTGCTCAAGGCAATTCGAGCCATCAATCAGGCAGCTTCCAATACGTTTGCCACGGCCACAGGTACAGCGAACGCAATCGTGGTCGCCTTTAATCCTGCGGTTACCACTCTGACAGATAGCATGGTCGTTCGCGTGCTGCTGGTCGCCAACAATACCGGCGCCACTACTTTGGATATCGGAACCGGTCCCAAAACCGTCAACGGTCTCGCGGATGCCGGTCTTCAAGGCGGGGAGTTGGTAGCAGGTGGTCGCGCCATTTTCATGTGGGCTGCTGCTCAAAATCGCTGGATTCTTTTGTCCTGCCAGGCGGGCGCTTTGCAGGTCAAGCAGGGCACTGCTTCCAGCCACTCGGTAAACAAGTCACAGCTCGGCTGGTTCAGCAACCTTATTGGGGTGAATGTCTCCACAGCGTTCACTGCTTCGAATCTTGGGCAGTTCATCTTCGTTACCACAGCAGGCACCACGCAGACGCTCCCGCCGTTGGCAAGTTGCCCACAGGGCTCAACGATTACATTCGCTGCATTCGCCACCACGACCATCAAGGGCAATGCTGCTGAACTGATCACCAACATCTATAACAACGCCTTCCCCAACAGCATGAATCTGGCTGCTGGTGAGCAAATCACTTACGCGAGTAACACCACCAACTGGTACATCGCTTCCTATGTGCGGGCAGAGGCGGGCGCACCCATCGGCACGGCTTCAAACCTCAAAATGACCGTAGCTACAGCCACGGCTATTGCTTCGGTTACCGCGGACGAAATCGTTGTTGGTACCGCTCTCGGCGGGCAGTCTTATCGATTGTCGGGCTACAACAAGCCGGTGAACCTTGGGATCACCGGAGCTGCGGGTATGGACACGGGAGCAGCTCCGGTCAACGGCTGGGTCGCTTTGTACGCAATTTTCAACCCAACGACAGGTGTGTCCAACATCCTGGCCGTCAACTCTCCAAACACCGTGATGCCAGCTGTGTACGGCGGCGCGAACATGCCGGCAGGCTTCACCGCCTCGGCGCTGCTGACAGTTGTGCCAACTAACGGCAGTGGGCAGTTCAAAGTTTGCGCCGTGAAGGGTAGGAAAATTTATATACAGTTGGCAACTGTGTTTAGCGGTAGTTCAATCGTTTCAAACAACCCGGTATCAATTTCAGGTATCGTCCCTGCGAACGCTATCGAAGCGAGTGGTGAACTTACGGTGGGGAGTTCTGCACTTTCTACAATGAGCCTTACTATTCATCCTGATGCCAGCATTGTCGGCCAACAAAGTATGACAACTACCGTTGGTGCTGGTCAGGCGCTAACTTTGAATTACACCGGGTTGCCGATATCTACAGTCCAGCAGCTTCTGTTTACTTCAAGCAGTACTGCCGGAACTCCGACCTTCAATGTCTACATTGCGAGTTACTCAATATGATATTTGCGCAAATTGAGAAGGATAAAGTAATTGGTATTTTTCAGTCGCCTCAAGATCCTGAGTTTTGGCCAGGAGTTGAAGAAATCGAAGACGACGATCAACGTCTGATCGACTATTTGTCATCCGCAATTGACGTTAAGCTCGGTGACCAACAATGACTCATCTCCGTTACATCGTAGCGGGCGACTCGATCATGAGCTACGCGTACGAGCAAGGTGACGTCTGTGGGGATGCCAGCAAACTGGCGGCAAGCCTTATCCCAACCATGATCGATGTATCGATCTGCAATTTTTCTGGGCCAGGGCAGCGCATGTGTTCTGGCGGGATACCAGGCTTTGGCCTGACGAACCAAAAAACCGCCATCACCTACATTAACGGTGGAAAGAACGCGGATGGCATCATCCTCGCAGTTGGCGTCAATGACTGGGGAGCTCCGGAGGTGGGGGCGATTGAGTTCATCAACACTTATCGCGACTTCATCCGGTTCTGCCAGGCACAAGGGATGAAAGTGGTTGTTTCGTTGCCGGTCTGGAACAACGAAGAGCTGATGCGCAAACCCCATGTTGATGGTTACTGCACCCTTGTGGAATTCAGGCATTACGCTGCGCAGGTGGCGTATGCCGAAGGGGCGAACGTTTTCATCACGGATTGCATCGGGCTAAAAGCAGAGCACTTTGTAGATGGTCTGCACCTGAACGCCAAAGGCCATACCGTGTGGGCATCTGCGCTCGTGTCACAAATGGGAGAATGGGGGCTTTGGCCGTAACGATTTCCGGGCGACGTTTGACTCCAACCACTGTAATATCGCGCGCTGATCATTCTCCGGGAAGAGAAACCCTGCCGTGAAGAAATTTTTACTATTTATCCTCGCTCTTGCCTCGACGACTGCATTCGCCGACGTCCAACACACCAGGTGCATCATCGCCGGTGATTCGATTCAAACATACGTTTATGCAAAGGGCCGCGCGGGTGACGCAAGTAAGCTCACAGCTAGTTTGATTCCAACAATGACCAATGTCTCCATCGCCAATATGTCTGGCGGTGGTCAGCGCATGGCGAGTGGCGGCACGCCAGGGTGGGGGCTCGTAGAAAATCTTCAAGCTCTTTGGTACGTGACTGGAAGTAAGCAGCCGGACTGCATGATTATTACCCTTGGCACCAATGACTGGGGAAGCCCTGAAATCGGGCTTAAAGAGTATGCAGACTCTTACAAGAAAGTTATTGATTACAGCAAAGACAAAGGTGTCACGGTTGTCTGTGTCCTTCCAACTTGGAACAAAGAAGAGAAAGTCCTGAAGCCGCACGCGGATGGCGAATGGACAATTCAACAGTTTCGAGACGAAGCCTCCAAGGTCTGTGGTGATGAAGGGTTAAAAATCTTCGATCCCACGAAAATTGGACTCAAGCCATCAGATTTTCCAGATGGCTTACACATGGGTGCTCACGGTCACCAGATCTTCGCCAAAGCTTTTGTGAAGCAAATGCAGGAATGGAAAATATTCCCGTCTAAAGCATAAATAATTCTGCTAAAGAGCCCGCCAAGTGCGGGCTTTTTCATGCCTGGAGAAAAGCATGCCCATCACCGCGCAGCAACTGCTGCAGATCCTCCCGAACGCCGGCGCCAAAGCCGGCGTTTTTGTTCCTGTCCTCAACACGGCGATGCAGCGGTACCAGATCATTGGCGCCAAGCGGGTCGCCGCGTTCCTCGCCCAGATCGGGCATGAGTCCGGTCAGTTGATCTACGTCCGGGAAATTTGGGGCCCGACTCCGACTCAGGCCAAATATGAGGGGAGGGCAGACCTCGGCAACACAGTGAAGGGAGACGGTTTCAAGTACCGCGGGCGTGGTCTGATCCAGATCACCGGCCGGTCGAATTACGCCGCGTGCGGTGAAGCCCTAGGCATTGATCTGGTCAATCAGCCAGAGCTGCTGGAGCAACCGCAGTGCGCCAGCCAGTCGGCCGCCTGGTTCTGGGCGACCAAAGGGCTGAACACGCTGGCTGATCTCGGTGATTTCGAACGGATCACCCGTCGTATCAATGGTGGGGTCAATGGCCTGTCCGAGCGTCAGGCGTTCTATGCAACAGCGCTGAAGGTGCTGGGATGATTGCCGCACCGTGGAAGGTGATCGGTGCGCTGATGCTGGTACTGATTGGCTCCGCCAGTGCTTGGCAGTTTCAGGACTGGCGCTACACCGTGCAACTCGCCGAGCAATCACGCCTGCACACCGAAACCCTTAACCAGCTGGCGATGGTCGGATCCGCAGCGCAGAAAACCGAGCAAGACAAACGCCTGGTGCTCGAGCAGAAGCTGTCGACCAACGAGAAAACTCACTTCGAGAAATTGACCAATGCTGAAAAAGACCAGGCTCGCCTGCGCGATCGCCTTGCCACTGCTGATCTGCGGCTGTCAGTCCTCATTGACCAAGGTTCAGCCGGTGGCTGTTCAGTGCCTGCCACCCCCGGCGCCGGCGGCGTGGATCATGGCGCCGTACGAGCCGAACTTGACCCAGCGCATGCTCAACGAATTGTCGGCATCACCGGTGAAGGCGATCGAGGATTGATTGCGTTGGCAGCCTGCCAAGCATATGTGCGTGAAATATTGACCGCCAAATGAAGTGATCTTACTTATGCAAAGCCCAGAAATGCGAGATAAGCTTTCCGCATTCCCCAAACAAAAAAACCATAAGATGATAAGCCAAGCACAATGGATATTATATTGAACGCAAAGCCGGTTTTTCGCTTCCATTGTTCTGATGCTGCATAAAACCATTGGCTCAAATAAGTCATACCTGCTGTTACAACTATCGCGAATACACCAATTACAAAAAATGTTAAGGCTTCGGCAAAAACGGGTATCCGGATTTGCTGGGCTTCAGTTAGCTTTCCAATAAACGCAAGAAGCGCGACGGATGCTCCTCCGTTCATGAGTAGAGCCGTCTTAACCGCATTTTGACCGGATTGAATGACAGTGCGAAACATCTCAAGCTGAGAAGCATGATTGTTTTTCGTTTGTTCAACCATGATCTGGAGTTGCGCCTTTAGATGTTCGATTTGATCGGGGGTCATGTCTCCTGGTGCACTTGCCACAACCTGTTCAAGATAGTTAATCAGGTTGTCACAAGGAATGCTTTCGCTGTTGACTCTGATTTCTTTTATGGAATTTAAGAGCTGTGCTGCAAATGCTTTAACACTCATTGGTAATTCCTGCTAAAGGCACTAAATTTTTTATAAGATTAGTTGGCGTTTTTAGATTCATCTACTTGACCGGCGAGCAACTCTTGAAATTTTCGAGCCTCTCGCTCATGAAATCTCTCTGAGATCTTGAGGTCGTAAATCTCCTTGCGGAGGTTTGCGGCCTCTCCGGATCGCGAGCGTAGGTTTGCCATGGCCTCGTCGCGTTGCTGGATGGCTTCTGTATGCATTTCAACCAATTTGAAGATTTTCTCTCGCGCCTCACGTAGAAGAAGGTTCAGTTCGTCGAATTCGTTCTCATACATCCGGAGCTGGTGTCGGCAGGTTTCGAGCGGTGTCGGACTGCCAAACCAGTCGCTGGTATCTTCAATTTCGTATGGGTCCATGACCGGGCCTAATCGATGCTGTTTTTTTGTACAGTAGTCGAGGGGAGACGGAGAAGCGAGGTTGAGTCGACGAAGTGCTGGGCTACTCGCGCTGACCTATTCAGCTGCAACGCTCGAAATTAAAAGAGCGACCGGATTGGATGCGTCAACATCCAGACCGGCCGCCGTACCCGCAGAACGTCCCTGCAAGTCCAGCCAAGGCTCTTGCTCCGTGCACAAAGCGCGGCGAGCCTAGCACCTGTTTATATATACAGTAAAGGTCTTGCTTTCTATGTCCACACCCATCATCCCTTGGATGGGCGGTAAACGCCGCCTAGCCGATCGCCTCATCCCACTTTTTCCGCCTCACGAATGCTACGTCGAAGTCTTCGCCGGCGGCGCCGCGCTCTACTTCATGCGACCCCAGCCATCGCCTGTCGAAGTTCTCAACGACATCAATGGCGATCTGGTCACGCTGTACCGCGTCGTGCAAAACCACCTCGAAGAGTTCGTGCGCCAGTTCAAATGGGCGCTCAGTTCACGCCAGGTGTTCGAATGGCAGAAAATGACCCGCCCCGAAACCCTTACCGACATCCAACGCGCCGCTCGATTCTTCTACCTGCAGCACCATGCCTTCGCCGGTAAGGTCTCCGGGCAGACGTTCGGTACCGCTACCACAGGCCCGGCCATCAACCTGCTGCGGATCGAGGAAAACCTCTCCGCCGCCTGGCAACGGCTATCTGGCACCTACGTCGAAAACCTGCCTTGGCTTGAATGTGCAGAGCGCTATGATCGCGCCCATACTTTTCACTACATGGACCCGCCTTATTGGCAAACTGCTGGCTATGGCGTTGATTTTCCGTATGAGAACTATGAGCGAATGGCCGATTTTATGCGCCGTTGCAAAGGCAAGGTGATGGTCAGCATCAACGATCACCCGGACATCCGACGTGTTTTCGAAGGTTTTTACTTTGAAACACTGGATATCCGTTACACCAACAGCAACCATCGGCACGGAAAGTCTGAGATAAGTGGTGAGCTAGTAATAATGAATTGGACGCCTAACGCGCTAGGCAGTTTATTTTGACCTGAGGATGAACCCACTAATGGAGAACAGATGATTACAACTACGATCGCACAGCTTCTCAAAACGGCCGAGCAAATACTTGACGGTCTTCAAAGTCTGATTTTTTGCTCGCACGCAACAGTAGCTTCCCCGGATCGGTTGCGGGTTAGTCTTGTACTAACGATTGCCGAGCAATTTGAGGCAGTGCTGCGATTAGCGAATGCACAAATGATTACCCATGCAGCCACGCATGCAAGATCAATGATCGAGGCTCTAGTAGCCATGAAGATGCTTGAAACGAGTAGCACCTATGTTGATCAGATGCGATATGAAAAATTAAAAGGCGAGCGACGCGTTTGCAAGGGGATACTTGCTGACCCTCATATTCCTGAAGAACTGAAGTTGTCAATTAAGGAAAGGGACGATGTTTGTCTTTCCGAGTGTGAGGTTTTTCGCGCAGCTGGCCTCAAACCCAGGAGAATAAGCGACGATATAGGAGCTGCGGGGCTAGGCCATTTGGTGGTGCCTTACTCGATGCTTTGCGCTTTCTCGCATAATGATCTGGTTGCATTGGCGTTCCGGCATCAGAGTGAAAAAAGCATGATTTATAAGCGGGCTGATTCCCCGGAGTTTGTAGAGGCAGTTATCTCCACCTCGTTGATGGTACTAATGGATGCCACTGAACAATTCGGCAAAATTATCAAATTTCCTGACAACCATTTCGCTTCGGTTTTTGCGGAAATGAATTCGAAGTGGGCAGATATTCTTTCCAAACGTGTGGGGTGAAATGGACAACAGAGCTCCGCTACCTTGACTGAAGGAGGGTGGAGCTTTGCGTATGTCATCCTCGAGCATGCTCGCATAGTACTTGACAGTTTCCAGTCTGTTCGGAGTGGCGAGACATTCGCTTGTGTTCGATTTCGTAGGGAACGTATGGGGTATCATCCAATGAGAGCTAACAGAAACGCCCACTTACCAAGACTGGAGCCCCATCGATGCAAGTGCATACCCTTGCTGAACAGTTATATTTCACAACGATACGAATCGACACTAATGCACCTGGCGGTGGCCATGGTTCAGGAACAGGTTTTTTCTTCGATCTCATGGTTGATGGACAAAAAAGAGCCTTCATCGTCACGAACAAACATGTGGTTTTTGGTCAGAAGGGTGGGCGAGTTACCTTCATAAGACAAAAAGATGATGGGCAACCTAGCTTGGGTGATGGTTTCAATTTAGAAATCAGCGAGGCTGATTGGGCCGGTATCTGGTTCGGTCACCCGGATCCAGAGGTGGATATTGCGATTTGTGACTTACACCCTTTTTTGAGCTTTATGCACGACCATCATGGAGTCATACCATTTGTCCGCTGCATAGGTTCAGAGCTTATTCCGACCGAAGAACAAAAACGTTCGCTTGATGCTATGGAGTCGGTGACTTTTATCGGATATCCGAATGGTATCTGGGATAGCAAAAATCTCTTGCCTGTTATGAGACAAGGGACAACGGCTACTCCTATTACAGTTGACTTCGAGCAAACTCCTCGCTTCCTCATTGATGCATCAGTATTCGGAGGATCGAGTGGCAGTCCAGTATTTCTTTTCAATCAAGGGTCATATCCTGATAAAGCGGGAGGTTTGATTGCTGGCAGCCGGTTATATTTTTTGGGGGTCGTAGCCGCAGTTTTTTTCCGCACACATTTGAACGAGATTGTAGCAATTCCGATTCCTACCCATTCGAAACCCATGGCTCAACAGCAAGAAATGATCGATTTGGGTGTCGTTTTTAAGGCGCATACCGTTGTCGAAACGATTGACGCCTTCTTGGCTCAACATCCCCGTAAGGCGAATTAG